CTATGTGTTAGTGTCAGATAATTTACGATCGCACCATCCGATTTTATTTTCTTCTGGCTCATCTTTACCAACCCTCTGCCTTTCATTGGTACGATATATTTTTACAGGCTGATGCCTTCTAAGCATAACATTCTGCCTGTAATTTTCTTTAGCGTTCTCTTTTAGAGCTAAACCGCCTGTAATGAACTGATATTCTAGTTGTAGATGATCTAATACTTTTGTAAAGTTTACAAATAACGTGTAATCAGACCCTAAAGAATCACTTGACAACCTGCCATTAAGCAATAATCTTTCAAATGCCTTGTAGCCTATTGATGTAGTTCTCAAATTGGATGCTCGCAGTAAATGAACATCAATTTCTAATTCTTCCGATGCTGTCATGATATGAGTATTTAAAAACGCAAAATTAAATCTGAATTTGCTATCTTTTAATCATTACGCTGTCTCAAATTGTATCAATTTAACCCACATTCAAATTGAATTTAACCGGATCACCGGCAATTAAATGCTTGGTCGGCTCAATATTGTTCTCATAAATATGAACGTTAGCAAGATAAAGCGTGATGCTTTTTAATTTAAGGTCGATTTTCTTGCTTATAAGATACAAATGATAAATATCTGAAGGCAAACCTAAATTACCGTCAGAACTTCGCTGATATGCCGTTAAAATGAGTTTTCCGTTTTCGACTTGGAATTGAATAAGACTTAAACAAGGCTGTTGGTTGCTTTCCGTATCATTTGAACCCAGAAATAACATGTAATTCTTTGAAGATCGTTTCTCACGATTAATCTTTTCAATTAGTTTTGGCAGTTTTTCGAAATATGTCGGGTAACTGTTTACCAAAATTGGTCCACAGTAATCCCACCAGGAAACACCTATTTCGCGATAAGCTTCGGTTGATCTTTCACCGGCCATAAATAAGGATAATTCGTCTTTTAATTTTTTCTTCGCTACTGCATGACCTTCAAAGAGTTCTAATAAATCTATTGGTTTGAGATTTAGTACTTGATTATGAAGATACGTTGTATTTCCTTTCTTATTCTTCTGGTCTTTCCCTTTGGTTATAATCTTGTTTAGTATTTTATGATACTTATTCATTTTTGTATTCTCTTGTTTTTTGATTGATGATTGTTATATTTGCACTTCCTAGGTTAATTAAACATGACGCAAAAAAGCCAAAGCAGGAAGACTTTTCGGTCCTCCAACGCTTTGGCTTTGTTGCTAATTATAATTACCCTAGGAAAGTATTTATTTTTGTTGGAGGACTTTTTTTAGTTCTGTCTCCTTAGAACTCTACGCAGGGAGCGCAAAAGTATTTATTGTCAGCTCATCGCTGATATTTCTATCTTCAAAATAAAGCTTTCGACTGTACTTATTGTATTTAATCACTATCTGACTTGTATCAGTTGAATTTACATACAAATCTCTTTGTGCAGTGTTCGCAGGTGTATATTCAGGATTACACAATATATTTTCAAAAATTGAACTTGAAAGCCTGGCACGATGCAGCAATGTAAAATACTTGAAAAAGCAATTATCAAAAATCAACTTGTGCTCAACTTCGGCGCTGTTAGCATCAGAACTTGTGTTCATGTAAATGTATACCGTGCTGTTTAATATGTGGGTGTTGTGAAATATCCAAGTCATAATACTTCCCCCAATTAAACTGTTTTCGATTGTTGAATTAACAGGAGCCATAAAAGTACACCATCTAACAGACGGGAATGGCGCACCGCTGTAATTATTGGTATTTATACCTATAACAGAATTGAATATATTTAACCCTAAAGGCTGTTCGCACTGAAAAAAACTTAAGCATTTCAGATTATCAATATTCATTAAAGATTCGATATTAGTTACAATCGACATTGAATCTAAAAACAAGCTGTTGCGAATCTTTACAAATCTGCCTGCAATACTCATTGAACAAACGAACGTACTATTGGTTAGTTCTTCGGCATCGACATTAGTGTCAAAATTTAAATCACCATCGTTTTTTTGAATAATGGCATTACTAAAAAGCCCTGAAACTTTAAACTTAGTAACTCGAATTGGTTTGTGATCTTCATCTAAGCTAAAAATAGGATAATCCTTAGCATCTGTTTGAGAAGAAACCGCTAAAGTGAAATCTTTCACTTTAGTAAATTCGTCTATTGCTAATGATTTACTATCGAGATCATCTGCAATATAAAACATATCCGGTGTACTGCTTGAAGTCTGTCGGGCAGTGAATTGATAAACCCCATTATTGCCGGTTAATGAAGTTACAGGCTGGTCTTGATTTAATACTTTCAAAATTGAATCAGAATCGATCTTCCAACGTCTGTATCGTTTTACACGCCAATCATCACGAACATCAATGTTTAAACGATTATTGTATCGACGCAGTATTGTTCCTTTTACCGCTGCACTTCCAGGAACCGGTAGCTGATATTCGATAATATCATCAACATACGTAACTGATTTTCCTTCTATTTCAAATTCGTTAGTAGATTTAGCTTTAAGAATAATTGCTTCAACCGGAACGCCTAAGTTTTCAGCTGCAGTCATATTCATATATGGTGTGTTGTCGTGAACTTCGGTATTTAATACGCCTCCTGGTTTAATTACAGGTTTCCCGTTAAGATCGTTTACAATTATATTGTCTGCAATACCGTTCGAGTACTTTGGTGTAGTAAAACTAAATTCTAATCCCATCACTCCCTGCATGCCGTTTGCAAACCTGAAATAATAATTTGATGAAATCTGAGAAACTGTTGTTGTTTGTCCAACAGCCAAAGCTCCTGAATATCCAGCAGGCAGTTTTGTAATTGTTACCACTTTACCTACATCAAGTAAAAATTCATAACCAACATCTAAAACAGCGTAATTTGATACAACTGACAAAATCTCACGCAGGTATGTTGGCGGTGTAGAATCAGAACCGTTTATTTTATAAATGGTTTGGAAGTCATTTACTAAATAGTAGTTCCCTGGTATCAGCGAATTGTTTTCTACAAGGTTTATGATCTGAGTTACATTTAAGTTGTCGCTCGGCTTTACATACTGTGACACAAAATCATAAACAGTTTTAGCAGATGGGTACTCTTCATCTGTAGACAATGCAGACAAAGACAAGGTTTTATTTGAAAGACTCTCTTTGGCTAAATTTAAAGCCTTACCCATTTCGGCCGAAAGAGCTTTAGTAGCACCGCCGGTTGTAAGATCGTTCACCAAAATAATATCAACACCGTCTTGAAATTCTTTGATTTTGTCCACAATTTCTTGAATTGTATCAAGGTCAAGATCGTCGGAGCTTAAAATAACATTAATTGAATCAATTTGAGTTTGCAGGATTTTGCCCTGTTCTGCCGTCAATGGGTTTTGCCCTCCGGTTGTCAGGTCATTAATCATCTGAAGATAATTAGAAACTATTTTTCCAACTTCGTTTAAAGGCACATATCCGCCAGGCATTCCTTTATTGAATTTATCTTCTTTTGAATTAAACAGATCACCATGTGCATTTGCATCTATTTTGTGCGCATCAAATTGGCTTTTTTCTGCTTTTGCATTTAAAACAGTTATCAGGTTCGATACTGAGCTTTGCGGGATTAATTCATCTTTGTGAAAAAAAGAATCCCAAGTATCCCAGAATTGTTGTTGTGTAGGTTTTAAACCAGTTTTAAACCAGTTTTTTATCGTGTTTAAATTTGCCATTTCTTATTATTTTATAAAAATTGCCATATAGCTAACCATGGGAGCCGCTTTCTGTTCGACGTTACCACATATAATTCTAATATTTGTTGATCTAACTTGATAACTACACCATATCACATCATTATCATCGACATCACCGTCAAATTTTATTTGACTAACAGAAGGAACAATTCCTTTAAAATGAGCCATTGTGTAACCTGATGGCGGGTAAACATCAATATAGTTTCTATTAAAATCACTAGAGTAATCCCCGTTAGAAGTCCATGAATTTACTGTCTGTCGTCCATACATTACAGAAATCTGAGGTGTAATCATATTATTAATTTTTTCCTCTAAAGCAGTTACTCTTTCCGCTAAAGTTGTAACAGTTCCAGTTTCTGCCTTACCAGGAATAGCATTCAACTGCATGAGCAAATTATTGGGAATGTCTTTGGTTTGAAAGGGCCTTTTAAAATTTGACCACGGCCAAGATATTTCAGCAGTTCCAAACGTTGCATAACGATTCAAATAAACCGTCTTTACTGTTCCATTTTCAAAAGGACGTTGGACAGCTTCCTCAATTATTATAACATTGGGATTTCCTGTAGCATCCGCTTCACGAAAATCTAAAAGTTCAGGGTGAATATAGATTTTACCATTCTTTACAATTGAACCTTCAGTTTCACAACCTTCAACAATAGTAAAATTGCCGGCAATGTTTCCGAAAGCGTTAAAAATCTTAAAACTTGTTTGCAGCTCCTGTAATCTTTCCGATTTTAAAGGATAACCGCCTGTTTGAATAAAAGCACTAGAATTCATCGATTATAAATATATTATAGCGTCTGCCGCCTGCTTTGTAAAATTTTATGTGTGCATGAAGTGCATGCAATTGAGTGTCGTAAACTGATTTCGGCACCCAGACAATAAAGTCTAAACCTGTGTCAGCCGTTTCGCCTTCTGTTCTTAGGTAAATTGTTTGATCTTCACTTTCAGTATGCATGAACCGATTCTGCTGTTCACCTTCGGTGTAGATGTAAAAGGTTTCGTGAAGCTGTCCATCGGTAATATAAATTCGTCTATCCTTGACATCAAATTTATCATTAAGAGAACCTTCCAAAGAACACACCTGCCCGGTATGCTCTAACTTATAAATATTCTCCTGGCGCCAGTTTTTCCACTTATCATAAAGCGAAACTAAAGGCTTTAACAAAATCTGAATAAAATAGGCCAATGTAGGTTTTCGGAGCATGGTGGGCACATTATCTAATGCCAGAATATTCCAATCAATATTAAACCACATAAGCAATATTATTAAATGATGTAATTTCAAAATAACCACTCTCTGCAATCTTTGAAATATAGATTGGCTGAGGATCACCATAACCGCCAATATCAGGATTTATCCAAGCGCTTTGAGCGTTGAAAAGCGTAGCATCTAATACACCCGGAACGGCCTGAATTTTATCAACCAAAGCCGACAATCTTAATTCACCGTTAAAATCCAATTCTTTCATGAATTCTTTTAGAGCATCAATTACAGGATAGCCTGCATCTAAAATGCTCATACCGTTTTGATCGAGAACTAAAGCATCGCGTTTGATCTGCATACTCAAATACAATTGATCTGCACGGTAATTAATAATTGTAAGAGGTGTACCGGCTATCTTAATTCTTTTAAAATAATTTTCAATTGCCTGAACTTGCGTTTCATCAGTAAAGTTTGTTAATACCCCGTTTTCTTCACCGGCTATTTTGATAATAACACGGGTACTGTCCGATGCTTCATTAACCGCAGAATACTTAATTATCTTTGAGGTCGCGATTTGCTCAGCAGTTGCACCGCTGTTATCAAATTTATCGGTATCACCTAGAAGGTGAAAACCGAATTGAAAACGCAGCGCCATTGTTCGATACCAGGGAAGAGTTCCGGGCATCTCATTCGCCAGTCTTTCGTTTACTTCTTTGGCGTGCTGATCGAAAAATAATTCATGAATGTAAATTGCTAAGGCAACAATTTCAAAAAGTATATTTTCTAAACTAACCAGCGAAAATTCCGAATCAAATGAAGACCCGACAGCAAAATCATATTTAGCCGCTAAATCAGCGTTTGCCATAAAAGGCGTTGTCATTTCTGATTTTATTTGTGCTTTAGTTCGTGCCATTATCTTATTATAAATGTTTCTTCGATTATCATTGCTCCAATTCCATCATCTGGAATTACTATGGATAAGTTTTCATTTGTTAAACCTGTCGATACTTTCTTTTTAATGCCTTTGAAGTAGTCTGAAATACCGTTATCAACTAAAGACGAATTTGGATTATCTAAACTTTCTCCTGGTGTTAATTTTTCAGTTAGTGACTTATTGTTTTTTAAAGCCCATTCAAATATTGTTTCAATATTTCCATCTTCCTGAACAGCAATATCACTTAGGCTTTGACCTGAAATTATTTTCATGGGTGTTCTTTTTTATATTTATCAAAATCCCTCTTCAAATTGAAATACTTGTTTTTCCAATCTTCTAATGACTTTGCCAGTTCTTCAATTTTAGAATTACAAGAATTCAATTTGTCATCAAACGTGGTTTTTAAATCCTGATACTTTTCTTCATATCGGGTTTTTAAATCAGTTAAAGAATCCTGATATAAATCGACTATTGTCTGCTGATTTGTAATTTCTTCTTTTTTACGGTTAGGAAACCATCCAATAAAACCTCCAAGAACTAAGGTTATAATATTATCTAAATAGGGTTGTATTACTTCGAACATTAGGTTATGGTTTTTATTTTATTTTTTATTTCACTATAGTTTTTTGCATCTTTTTCTAAATGAATTCTAGCTCTGCGTTCAAAATCTGTTTTTGATGCGTTAGCTTTCAAAAGTTGGATTATATCAGCTCCAAGAACCGGCTTGTACTTTAACTCACCTTGTGACATTTCTAAAATGATTGCAACTTCCTGCATTAGTGAATCTCCAACAACTATTTGTTTACCGATTATCTGTAAATCGTTGTTTTCATCTAATAAAATACCTTTACCTGCCATACTTATTCTTTTATAATTCCTGTTCCGGTTACAGCTCCTCCGGTTGCAGAAGTTCCGGTTACTATTGTTTCTCTTCCAATGACAAACAAACTGATCGCATCGGCTATCTTATCGGCTTGTCTTTTTCGTGCTTCACTGGGATTGACTTGTACATCAGAATCTGCATCGAAAGCCTCTTTAATCTTTTGTGCTAGTTGTGCTTTTGTTATTGCCGCCATATTTATTCAATTAAAACAGTGTTTAAACGTTGTTTAATTGCAGTCATGGCAGCAACATTTATCGAAGTTCCATTGATTACAATTATTTTATTTATTTCGTCAATCATGTCATTAAAAACTTTTTTAAGACTCTCATTTGATTGTTTAATGATAAAACCATCTTCTTTAATGGTCAATTCGCTGTCACCGCTTGTAAAAATGGTTTCTTCGACTTCCGATGCAGAAATAAGAAAGGTGTTTGCGGAATTGTCAACCGAACCTATTAAGCAGTTAGTACCAACAATAGGTTTACAATAATGATCTCCAATACCTAATAAAACGTCAAAATAATCAAGATCATCAATTAAGCCGGTTGCAGTCATTGTTTTGTTTTCCCAATCAACGTCTTTAACTGTAGCCCAAACCGTCTGAACAGGAATTTGTTCATTTATTTTTTGAGCAATTAATTGATTAAATTCTGTTACACTCATTTTATGCTACTTTATCTCCCAATGTTATTTCTTGTCTTATTCCGGAAGGGCTAAATTTTTTCACTACTTTTTCAATGTAATATTTACCGTTACGATCTTGATATAATCCACTTTTAAGATTGACTTTTAAACCATGCCTTACAGATGGAATACCAAAAGCAGTAAATGAGCCTTCAAACCTGTCAACTTTGTATTTTTCATATTCAAGTTTTCCTAAACGTTCAAGCTCTGCTTTAATTTCAATATTGTAAAATGTCAATTGTCGTTCGTTTCCGTCTTTATCTCCTATATTTTCAACCGAAATCTTTTTACCATTAGAAAGTGTAGAAACGACTTTAATTTTTAAGCTTATATCTTCTTTCTTTTTATAGTTTAAAGAAGTTGAAACACAATTACGTTCGAGATTGAAATTTACTGGTGAATATTCACTTTCATCTGCATAATATTTGCCACATACAACCGTTTTTCCTCGCATATAGCTGTACAGTCCCCAAGAACTCTGCAGTTTTTCCAAAACAGGACCTACACCCGTTTTTGACAGTCTTACAGCTCCTAATTGGACACCTTCTAAAGCATCAATTTCATAACCTGGAATAATGGTTTCTAAAAGATTTTTTAGACTTATATTTTTAGACGAAAAGTTTACAGGAATTTTTCGGACTTTAAACATTTCATCCTCCATTTTAAGGACTATTGGAATATCTGCCGATACCTCAGAAATGTAACCTATGAATTCTTTTTCGTTATTTCCATTATATCCAAAGTAAACAGTTACTTGATCGCCTCTTCTAAAGACCTCTCGAACATTGTACTTATCAAAATATCTAACATTTCGAGGCAGTGTAATTGAACCTCTCGATGTCATTTCTTTCCAGGTACTTTCAACTTCAATTTCAGTTACTCGATACATAACAATATCCTCTTTGTGGTGTTCATTTTTATGAAACACAATTTTACAAGTCAATGCTAAAATCATAGAATCAAGATTATATCTTCATCACTGAATAATTGAAACTGAAAAGGAATTACTCCATAACTTCCCTGCTGTAGATTATCACTCCAATCAGCTATTGCAACTCTAGAAATTCGTCTTTGTTCAAATAAAGCACCGCTAATATTTATACCATCAGCAAGCTCTTCCCATTTTAACAAACTGTCAAGCTGTTCATGAGCTGACAATTTTGGCTCATCTAAACATAATCCGCGAACATCGATCACCCAGTCATCAAAACCGTAGATTTCTTTTACTGTTCCATTGTTCCCTAAAAGATTAGTTCTGGTAATATTATGAGCTCTTCTAAAACTAAACATAGTAGCCGGCGGAAGTTGAAAATCATTCATTTCGATTATCTCTATTTCCCCGTTAGCTTTGTATCTATTGTAACTGCCTCCTAAAAACTTAGCAGAAAACATAATTGGCGTACCCATCCAGCTTGTTGCATCCGGCTTATAATATTCCGGCAGAGTTTCTATTCCTTTGTAACTAAAAACTTCCGGTTTTTCCTTTTTTTGGGTTTCAGTTATGTAAACCGGACTGTTCAAACCAAAAGCTGATTGAAAAAGCTGTGATACATTGTATTTTTTATCTGCCATTTCTAACCTCCTAAATTTATTACTGCATCACGTAAACGATCGTTAATGTGTCCTGTGATCTGATCTGCTATATTTCTAATATTTTCGCCTTTTCCAACGCTGAAAGCGTTATTAACGGTCAGGTTCATGACAATGGATTTAATACCATTTGAGCCAGAACCTACATTTAAGCCGTCACCTTCTTTGCCTTTTTTCTTCTTTTTGTCATCTGGTGCAATCGCTCCTAATACGTCAGGTTTCTTTTTTAGATAATCGTTGACAGTCGAATCTTTTTCTTTTTTTTCAGCTGGTTTATCTTTTTCACCCGCTCCAATAAGCTGATTACTTTTTCTAAAGTCCTCAATCCATTTTGCACCGCTTCCTGCTAAGTTTCCAAGACCAGGTATTTTAGAAAGCATTTGTAATAATTGCTGAACTGGTTTTAATACTGCATTGAGAATTACAAGCCCAAGACGTTGAAAACCCGCAATTATACCGTCGCTTTTGAAAGCATTCACAACACTATCCCAGTGTTCTTTTAGGCTCATTACTAAATTTATCAGCCAGCCTATAGGCCCCAGTAGATTTAGCATTCCAGCCCCAAACTCATCATAATGTTTTATTGCAATAACTATGTAGGCAATTAATGCAGCAATAGCTAAAATTATTAAACCAATTGGGTTGGCATTCATAGCAATGTTTAAAAGCCATTGCTGGGCAGTTGCTGCTTTCGCTGCAATATTTTGAAACCACGTTGCTTTTGTAAGTGCCTGATAAATTGGAATAATACCCGCTACACCTTGGATAATTGGGGCAAACTGCTGAGCATAAATACCTAAATTCCCTAGTGATTGACCTGCCCAGGTTTTAATGTCGGAAAACCAGCCTTTAATACCAGCGCCTGCCTGTTCTACACTCGGAATTTTTGTAATATCCAAGTCCATTTGTCCAAGCTCTTCTATGAACTCTTTTCCGGCATCTTCTCCGGCACCTTTGAAAATATCGGCAATGATTGCCTGCTTAGCCTGAGTTGTAGCACCTTTCATTTTGGTGCTAATTAGTTTTACAGCATCGAAAGTTGTTTTTCCGATCAGGTCCTCAGGTTTTATCCCAATGCCCCCAAGAGCGGAAACCTGAGCTTTTCCCATTTCACGAAGTGATAAATCAGCCTCTTTGATACTGTCTATTGCTTTATCTGAGAATACACCATCTTTACCCGATTTTGCAATCAATGCAATAGCTTCTGACTGATCTAAACCTAATTGTCTTATAAAAGGCTGATACTCCTTTAACTGGTCGATAAAGTCACCGTTTGCATTTGCTCCTTTTTTATAGCCCTCTTCAATTAGTTTTAAGTTTTCTTCAAAGCTTCCGCCATTTTGTTTGGTCATGGCATTTGCTGCACGTGCTATGTCCTGAGCGTCCTGGTCATAAACATCTGCAATATTTCTTGAACGCCTTACAAATTCGTCAAGTTCATCACCTGTTAAATCTGTCATTCTCTGCACTTCTGTTGTAAGGTTTTGAACATCAACATTAAAATCAAGGCTGTCGGTTGCTTTTTGAATAAGTTCAACACCCTGATTAATTCCGGTTGCTAAATCCGTCCACTTTTGAGCCTGTTGTGCAAACTTGTCAACCTGATCTTGCAGCTCTTTAATATCCTCTTCTGCACCTTGTAAAGCCTTACGATAGTTTTCTACTTTTGCTTTGGCTTTATCATAAGCAGCATTTGCTTTTTGCTGTTCTGCCCAGGAACCATTTTTCTTTACTTTTTCTAACTCTTTGAGTTCATTTTCAACCTCTTTGATAGATTTTTCAAGGTCTTTGTAATACTCCTTTGATTTTTGAAGAGCAATTTTTGTGTCTTTTTCGGATAATTTAACTGTGTCGCTTACGTCCTCCAGGCTATCAGTCATTTTGCCAAGAGCTTTCATCACTTCTTTAACCGGCTTGGTTATATGATCGACAAAATCTAATATCCATGATGTAGTAGTGTCCACTATTAATTACTTTTTTTTGCTGTTTCTATCTTTAAATGCTTCGTTTAGTACTTCTACTAGTACTTTTCTGAATGTATTTTCTAAAACGGTCTCCTGAGATTTCTGATTAAGACGGTTAACATAAACCCAGTCTTGGAAATATCTTGACCAATCTTTATCAGAAAGCTCTTCGGGATTTATGTTGAATTGCACCCGGATAATCGCATTAATTTTATTAATCCAATCATCCGCATTATCTTCATCCTCTGGGTTTAACCAAAACCCGTCTAAATCTTTTTTATCTCAGACCTCTTGGTTTTTACTAAATTTGACATTTGTTTCAAAAGGTCTGTATAAATGGAACCGTCGTGTTCATACGCTTCTTTATCACCTTCCAAAACACATCCCAGCATAAATTTTTGAATGACTGTGATGTTCTTTTTATCGCCTTTGTTGCTTTCCTCAGCAATAGCCTGCAATACATTTCTTGAAGGTTTTTTAACCAGGTAAACAAACTCTTCATTGTTGTCTGTCAATACTGATATTTCTCGTAGATTTCTACGTCCTCCGCATTTTGCCGCATGAGCATCTATTTCAGCATCTGTAAAAGGTCTTATGACTTCAACAGGAACTAATTCTTTTTCGGCTTCTTCGTTATTTTCGTTTTTTACAAGTAAATTTTCCATTAGATTACGTTATATTCAATGTGTGAAACAATCAATGTGTACTCTGTGGCGATAGTTCCATCACCTTGCGAAACTTCGACACCATCATTTGTAAATTCACAGTTACGAATACGATCTCTGGTTATTACGCCGTCAGGTTTAGCATAATCGACTGTAATATCAAAAGAAGCAATGTCCTGTATTCTCTTACCTTTCGGAAGTGATGCACGAAGAGCATCCGCCTCCTCCTTATATAAGGTGATTGAAGCTTCTGCTTCATAATCGGTAACTGATCTTCCAACCGGATATAAACCGCCTCCTTTTACATTTTCTTTAGTGACAGTATCGGTGTATTTCAATTGTGTGATGCCTTCTACATCACGCCCAAGCATATTTACAGTTATGGAATTCCAACCCTGCATTGTACCAAATTTGTTTACTACTGTTGGTGTTGCCATTTTAAATATTATTAGTTAAACCAACTGCAAGCTCGAATTCGTGAACAATACCATCCATTACAATGGTTGCCTGAACTTTAGCAGGTGCTGTGTCGGTTACAATTTGTTTTTCGTTTATATAAATTTCAAAACCGCTGATCTCATCATCAATGACCATTTTTTCGACTGCTTTATTTACTAAAGACATCCATCGGCCAACTGTTGTAGATGCAATGAAACCCGTTTCAGGATCTTTTTTTACACGGCCTTTTACTTCCGGTAATAAGGTAGTTCTGATAATTCTTGCAGCTTTATTCCAGGTGCGGTTGTTTTCGATAAAAGCGAAGTCAGATTCTCGTGCTACACACGTATAAGAATTCGCAAAGAAAAAGCCTGCATATCCTTCGTAACCTGCTGCGATAATGTAGCCTTTCGCCAGGATTGCATTTAATGTCGTTTTCTCAATTGAATCAACTGCATCACCATTAGGAAGAAAAGCTTCAAGCCAGGTACCTTTTTTATCATTGGTTAACGGGTAGTCCTGAGTACCTCTTTTTGCCAAAGGTTTATTTTCAATATTTACCGAACCAAGATTTTCATTTATTTTACGCGCCGCCAGCATTCCTAATGCAGAACCAACTCTGATAATTCCTGAATCGTCAGAACATGCGGCACAAACCGAGACGTTTGGGGCAGATAAGGCGAATAAATCTTCGTTGAAATTTGGAAGACTGTTTATTCCAACTATTGCAAAATCTATTAATCTGTTTTCTGATGCAAAATCATCAATGATCGTTTGTTGACTATTTACAGTAGTTAAAAGATTTGGTTTTACATCATCATAATCAATTGCAAAGCCGTAACCTTTAATCTCTTTATTGTGATTTAGGAATATCATTAAATCAGCCCTGTTTACTACATTAAAAAGGTATAAAGTTGCGCTTGGTGCAAAATCGAAAAACTCTACAATGTCGGCGTAATGGAAAAACCGGTCAATTTGACCACCTAATTCCGGAGTAAATTGACCACCCGTTCCGGAGCAAACTGACCACCTGATTCCGGAGCAAATTGACCACCAAGTTTTGTGTTTAATTAACGATTAAAAACTATTGATTTTTTCATGTTGTTAGAACCATACATTCGTTAAAAATATACGGATTATGGCAAACAAAATAACAGACATGAGTAAAATTAGAAAAGTAATTAAATTCTATTGTAATGGAAAGAGTAAGTTGTTTATAAGTAGCTACTTATCCCTTTCAAGAAATACGGTAAAGAAATATATTTCTTTATTTGAAGTTCTCGGATTGAGCTTTGAATTAATCGACCAAAAAACCGATGCAGAGCTGGAACTTTTATTCTCCCAAACTAGTGTAGAGGCCATTAGCCCTAGATTACAGACACTTTATGATTTTTTTCCTAAAATGGAACGCGAACTAAAAAAAGTTGGCGTTACCGTACAGCATATGTGGGAACAATATATCGCTGTAAATCCTGATGGTTATCGAACTTCACAATTTCATTATCACTACAATATATGGGGCAAACGAGTCAATCCGGTCATGCATATGAACCACAAGGCTGGCGATAAAATGTATGTTGATTATGCCGGAAAGACACTCTCAATTATTAATATAGATACCGGAGAAGTCAAAGAAGTACAATTTTTTGTAGCAATATTAGGAGCCAGCCAATACACGTATGCTGAAGCTTCCATGAGCCAGCAGAAGGAGAACTTTGTTGACTCGGTAGAGAATGCTATGCGCTTTTTTGAAGGCACTCCTGCTGCCATTGTTCCGGATAATTTAAAATCTGCAGTAATAAAAAGCAGTCGTTTTGAACCGACAATCAATGAAACCCTGGCTGATTTA